GAGATTACCTGTTACTGAAACATTTACGTCACTATCTGGTCCTGATGTAGCAAACGGTAATGCTGATATCGCGTCAAATCCTAAACTCATAATATATCCTTAAAAGGGGACTGTGTGGTATGTGGTGGTGACACAGCCCCCATCTAAAGATTATATCATCGTTTAAACCAAGAAGGAAGACCTAAATGAGGACGCTTGTCAAACATATTATCTCTTGCCCCTGGAGTTTTACGATTGTTATAATGCAGAAAAACTTGTACGCATTCTTTGCCTTTGAATTTTTCTCTCCAATGTTCTAGCTCGCAACCTCTATAAACTAACATATCTCCTGGTTTTAAATCAACTTTAACTCCTTTAGTATTTTTAGAGACATATCCAAACCCTTCTATTACACCACCTAATTTTGAATTTGGTTCTAAATATATAGGCCAGTCATCACCACCTAGATTCATAGTTGTAGATATCTCACAACTAAATCTATCTTTGTGTCTTTTAAGTTCATCACCTTTTTTATATATTCTTGCATAAGTATATGCTGGGTATAATTTTAATCCTGTTGCTTTTTCCATACCTGGTTGACATTTAAGTAATAAAGTTTCCATAGCCATATTAGCATATTGAGAATAGGTATTTGGAATCTGTTCATCCTCTCCTTCATAATATCCAATGATAGTTTCAAAAGGTGAAAAGTACCTAGCAGCTTTACAAGTATCATAAACTTGTTTTTGCATTCTAAAATAATTTGCAATAAACGTTGCAAGATCTTTAGATATTGCTTGTTTAATAATTGTATATTTATTTTTTTTAAACATCTTTAGCCATTTCTTTTGGAACAGCTTGTATATTCCAATGTATAAATCTAAAAGGTTCTTTACCATGATCTACTGCGAACTCATGTTCTAAATAACCAGGAAATATTACTAACATTCCTGGTTTTGGTTTGATATGAAATTGCTCGTGACCCGCCCATACACCTTTCAAGTCTGGTCGCATTTTTAATTTTGTACATCTTGCACCTGTTTTTGGTTCATGAAATATAGGAAAAGATGTTTTATCACTACATTTTAAAAAGTAAAAACCTGATACGTGTTGATTCCAATGTATATGTGCTGAATGATGTCCACCACCTTTTTTAGCAAACTCTTGTACCCATAATTCAGAAAACATAGTTGTGTATTTTGACATATCATAACCTTGATGATCTAAATACTCCCAAGATTTTTGACCAATATAATTTCTAAAATCTAAAAAATCATTATCAAGTGTAAGTGGTGTCGAGTGATAACTTCTTCCAAAGTCACCAAACTTTTTTATATATTCTTTTTCTCTTTTACGAGCCTCACTAATATATTTGTTACTCGCTTTATTTAATGACTTAACAAACTCTGGTTTTTCTTCATTCCATATTACAGTTGGAAAATAACTATTTATAAACATTATTTAAAAGGCCTCCCTAAATGCCATACTACAAGACTATATCTTGTGCCTGATGTTACTGGTTTCACTCTATGCCATACAAAACTAGGAAATACAATAATAGATCCTTTTGGTAATATTTCTTTACATTGTATTCTGTGTTTTGATTCGTCTCGCATGTGTGGATCATAGTTTCTAAAATCAAACTCTAATTCACCACCTTTGTATTCTGATCCATCTGTTAATTGACAAGTCATAGATAACTTTCTAATTCTGCCATGCTCTGGATGATTTACATCTTTACGATTATAAGGTTTGTCCCAACTATCACAATGCCAATCGTAATATTGATTTAATTTATATTTTGTAAATTGACAAGACTCACTTCTTTCCCAATCAAAATTCCAACCTGCATTTCTATTTGCTTCGTGAACGTATGGGTGTAATTCTTTGTATATCCAAGTATCATTTAACCATACTAAATCAGAATTTCTTTTTCTTTTTAGATCTAATACTTCTTCTTTTTTTAATTTTCTTTCACCATAACCACCTGTTCTAGCCATAACTTCTTTTTGATTATTAGCATATTGAATTACTTCATCACAAAATCTAGGCGTTAGTGCAGATTTAAAATACCAATAATAATTAGATATATTCATACGTTATAGTTTGTACAAAATTTAAACTATCCTTTTGATTATTAGTTAGGTAATACATACAAGTTGACGGAAACATTATAAAATTATTATTTGTTAACGGTATATCCCAGCTTCTGCCTTTACGCCTATTATCTTCATAATGTATTCTAACCATACAATTTTTAACATTTACACCATAAAGAAATGTATAGTCTGGTGAATTACGTAAGTCCACAGGATCTATATTTAGTAAAGGTATGGTTGTTTCTTGAGGTTTATACATATTACCCCAAACTTGTTTGTTAACTAAAGTAAAATTATAATTTAAATTTATGTGTTCTCTTATATAAGTATTTAATTTGTCCCATTCTTTTGAAAAAGGTAGAGGTGAATCTGTAACATTTGAAGTTAATATGTCTTGTTGTAATTTATCTCGATCAATGTCCCAATCTTTGGGCATTGCTACATCACCGTAATATAATGCTATTTCAGATAATACTTTCTTTTGCATACCACATACCTTTGTAATTTACACTTATAGGTCTGTCAAGTCCCAAGACTGACCTTCTTCATTCCAAATGTAATGTTTATTTGCAGTTTTTTCTTCTTCTGTTAATTCAGGAGCATCGCCGATTGGTGATTTCCAACTTGCAGTTGTAGTATCTTTTACCCAAGAAGGATAAGGTTTTTTAGGCCAAAAGATTTGATTATCTTCATCCCACTCATAGCCTATACCCGCATAGTTTCCTCTAAATGCTTTTGAGTTATCACCAGAATTGTGTGTATTCTGTATAGTGTTATAAGATGTTTGAATCCACATTTGTGCAGGCCAATTATTGTGTAATTCTAAATATTGTTGACCTACTGTTTCATCTTCAACACCATCAGCATTTAACATATCTTTATTATCTAAAGTTAATACTGATATAACTTTTCCGTTAGCTCCTAGTTTTGCAAAATGTGCCATAATGTTTCTCCTTATATATTAATTTTAATTACCTTTCAACTATTGAAACCTATATCTTATTACTACAATTCCACTACCACCTGCTGCTCCATGATTTGCGGTTGGTCCTCCTTGATTACCTGCTGCGTCACCTCCAGTTCCTGTATTGGCTCCTCCCGCTTGCTGATTTGGTGCACCATCTGCTGCCCCTCTTCCACCTTGTGCATATTCTACAGGAGATGCTGTTATAGAAGTTGTACCTCCTGCAGCTCTTGGAGTAAATGTATTTGGTGCTGGATAAAGTGAAGTTGAACCAGTTGCTGTTGCTCCACCACCGCCAGCACCAGTTGTGCTTGAAGAAGCGAGTGGGGCTGGTGCATTTCCACCAGGATTTCCTTGTGATGGATTTACAGGGGGTGAGTTTCCTGTTCCACCAGTAGTTGCTTGATTATGACCAGATCCACCTCCACCCGATCCTCCATTACCACCATCTCCAGCAGGGTATGAACCACCATAACCACCACCAGCTGATGTTATTGTTGAAAATACTGAATTACTCCCTGCAGCTGCATTTGTTGGATAATTGGCAGTTGAACCAGCTCCACCTCCACCAACAGTTATTGGAAATCCTGTTGCTGTAACTGTTATGGTAGCTGCTCCCTCTAAAGGACTAGCTGTGTATGGAGTTGCTGGACTTTTTCTTTCTCTAAATCCTCCTGCTCCACCCCCACCACCAACATCATAACCACCACCTCCACCACCTGCTACAACAAGGTATGAAACTTGATTATTAGCTGTTTGTGCTGAAGCTGCAGAAACACAAAAAGTTCCAGGACTTGTGAATGTATGAATTTTGCAATTTCCTGAAGTTGTAATTGTTCCGCCTGTTGCTGTAATAAAACTTTGTCCTGTTTCTGTATCTTCTGCATTTTGAATGTTTACCCAACCTTTTGTTGAATCAACATATACAAAAGTCGCTGCTTGACCATCAATATCTAATGTTACATCTGCTGCAATTCCACCAATTTTTTCTGATCCGTTTGGAGAAACAGTAAAATTATAAGTTGCAAAATTTCTTGCATAATCAGCAAAGGCTACAATTGCTCCTGCGGACCCAGCAGGTAAATTTGCTGTAAGTGCACTTCCTGAATTTATAAAATAACCCTCACCAGACGTTGGTGTAAATGTAGCAGTTTTAATATCTCCTGTTTGCCAATTAACAGCTCCTGTTGCACCAAAACCATTTGCAGTTCCATTGTTTGTTATTGTTACACCACTTGGAATTGTAAATGTATCTCCACTATCCCCTAATGTAGTTGTACCACACGCTGTTCTTGGACTAATTTTATTTACTTTTATTTCACTCATAATTTACCTATTGGTATTTATACCTTATTATTACTAATCCTGAACCACCATTACCACCAGCACTTCCATTCATGGTGCCACCACCACCGCCCCCAGTATTATCTGTTCCATTACCTCCAGAATCTGCACCACCACCTGTTCCACCTGTGCCATTTGGACTTCCACCACCTGCTCCACCACCTGCTCTTGTTGTCGGTGTACCATTAATACTTGTAGCTACACCAGCTCCACCATTTCCACCTGCACCTGTTGGTGCATCAGGTGCAGCAGCCGAAGCTCCTCCACCACCTGCTCCAGGGTTATCTGGAGGATTTCCTGTAGCCACTTTGTAGTTAGTTCCACCAGAGTTACCTTGTGCAGGAGTAACAGGGGGTGTATTTCCCGCTGCTCCAGTACCAATAGATGCACAAGATGTGCCTCCAGCACCTCCACCACCTGAACCGCCTGTAGCAGCAGCTGATGGTGTGCCTGGTCCATTTGCACCGCCTCTTCCTCCACCTGCTGCAGTTATTGTTGAAAAAATTGAAGGTGAACCTGAAGTAGCACTTGGTCCTGAAGATGGTGCTCCTGGACCACCTCCTCCAACTGTTATTGGAAAAGATGTTGCTGTTAAAGTTATTACATTTGCTGGTGTAGAAAAACCATCTAATGGACTTGCTGTAAAAGGATTGACTGGATTTTTAACCTCTCTATATCCACCAGCTCCACCGCCACCACCAGCGTTACTAGTTGGAAAACTATGTCCAGCTCCGCCACCTCCAGCAAGGACTAAATAAGAAACTTTGTTATTTGTTGCACTACTTGCTGCCTGGCTAACTGCAAAAGTACCAGGGCTTGTAAACGTATGAATTTTATCATTACCACAAGTGGTTATTGTACCACCAGTTGCTACTACAAAAGCTTCACCTGCAAAAGTTGATTCATCATCTTGAGTTGCTACCCAACCTTGTGTTGCATCTACGTAAACTAAAACAATTGATGCTCCATCGGTATTTACAATTACATCTGCAGAGTTAGCTCCATTAATAGGAGATCCATTTCTAGCAATTGTCAAATTTGCTGTTGCAAAATTTCCGTTATAATCTTTAACAGCAACAATATTTCCCGCACTCGGTGATGATGGTAATGTCATTGTCACTGCTCCTGAAGCTGCAGTGTCTACAAAATAACCTTCACCATTCGCTGCTGTAAAAGCAAGTGTTTTTTTAGTTGTTTGCCAATCAACTGTTCCTGTTCTACCAAATCCTGTTTGTGATGCACCTGACGCTAATGCAACAGTTTTTCCGCATCCGCCCACAGTTAATGTAGATCCTGATTCTGTTGTTATTGTGTTTACTTTAATTGTGCTTGTCATAATTATTGAAATTTATACCTTATTACTACCACACCACTTCCTCCAGCGCCACCATCTGCTCCACCGCCACCACCTCTGTTAGTTTGACCACATCTTAATGTTG